CGATAAATGCCGGGAGGTAATTTTAAAGGGATCAGTGACATAACGATGCCTCAGTTGATAAATGCACTCGCACAGTATCTCACAAAGCCTTCTTTTTCGGTACTGATTGGAGTGACCTCGTGCTGATAGTGAGACGGGAACATAATCAGTTTGTTTGGCTCGTATGGGATTGTGTAGTCAAAATCAGGTAGGTATAAGTCACCACCTTCAAAGTTTTTTTCGCCAAGCCAGAACAGTGCTGTCATCTTGGCTTTATCACGATGTGCCTTATAGTGGTCACCGTCTCTGTACGCGCTAAAAAGGACATTAAACCCCTCAATGCTGTATAAACCTTGAAAAGCACTGTTTGGAGTGTACTGAGCCTCTTTCGCAGTTTTTACAAAAGCCTCAAGCGTTTTTGATACAGGTGAACATTCTGCATATATTGGTGCGTACACTTCATTCAGAAATATTCCGCGATTATCTTTTGTTGGCTCGCCATCTTGATCAAGTGCTGATCCAGTTTCCTTTGGTTTACGCAGAATCGGCTCAAGCAGTTTCAACTCATGCAGTTCATTGTCGGAATTGCCAACGGTAGCGAATAGCAACTCAGGCCCATTCTCCCACTCGTGACTTATTTCCATCTTGGACCCCAAACCCATGACACCAAGGAGTATCTTGTCCCTTCTGTTACAGGCGACACTTCATGCTGAAGGTACGATGGAAAAACGATGATTGTCCCGCGTTTTCTCAGGTCTGAACGAATTGGGTTTTGAACCTCCGAAAAAGAAAGCTCTCCACCTTTGTATGTTTCAGGATCAGACAGTTGCACAACAATCGATAGCTTCCTGTCGTAAGATGCACTGGCTTGCCAATCAATATCATGATGAGATTTGTAATACCCACCATGCTCTGCATCGTATTCTGTAAATTGTAGCTCAGTTACTATGTTCGCAATATCAACCTGAAACGCATGAGCATTCGCCTGATTGACATAGTGCATTAAATGACTCTTGATGCCATTCTCACCAGACACCCATCTTACTTTCGACTTTCTGTGGTCTTCATTGCCGTTGAATGTCGTTGCCTCAATCTCAGGAAGTTTTGAAAAATTTTCAATGATGCTGTCGCAAAGATCATCAGAAAATTCACCAGAAAACATCTGCCAATTAATTCTCATGTTTAGCCCCCTTGAGACTTCAAAAAAGCTAATCCTGCATGATATGTTTCGCTTGGCGCGACTTCGAACCAACCAGTTAATATATATTTTTCATTTGAATACGGTGGGTTGCCTCGATGCGGATGAGTTATTCCTGCGGGCCAAATTAACAATGACCCTTTTTCTGGTGCAATCTTTTGATGCTGATACAGGAATTCAGTTTCACCGCCGTCTTCAACGTCATTGAGGTAAATCGACCAGACTAACGACCTGTTTGCCGCCGTACCCGCCCCCTGCTCTATGTGCCATAATGAATAGCCGCCACCCACAGGTGTTTTTTGTAGCTTTGCAATCGGAGATGTTAAAAGAATCCCTTTAACAGAAGATATTGCATCTTGATATTCTTCCAATCCTTCAAATATGCAGTCCTGTATGGCACCAAATTTTTCAGCCATCACATTTGGTATAAACAGTTGAAAGTCATTTCTTCCCATTTTGCCTTCAGGAAACAGGCCGTCTCCCTGTTGAAATGCACTGGTTTTGTTATTTCTTTGAGAAAAAGAATACGTTGAATCAAATTCTGAGATTAACTCATCACAAAAATCATGGTCCAACGCTTCTTTTTTCTTGTAAATAAAATTGTTTATCGTTACCGACATTTTCGCCCCCCGCTTTTTGTCGATTTTTCTTACTCAGGTTTTGTCGGCCACGTTACATTGACCCAAGACTGTGTCTGTCCATCGTCTGAGTAAGTGATGTAAGCATTTGGGTAATCCGCAGGAAGATCGCGCAATGCGTTCCTGTATTCTGCCCAAGCTGTTTGCTGAGATTCGCTCAATGTTGCCCACTTTGTTGGCATTTCAATGTAGTCGGTTTCAGCGAAAATCACCGGCCAACGCTCTTTGATAGATCAAAACTCCATGAGGCTCGCTATCGTCAGGCGATGCTGTGAATGGTACAAATTCATCATCCAACTCATCAAAATCAACCATGATGTCGATTGCTGTGTTCTCGTAGTTTGCCCATACAGGACTATGTGCTGAATTTACCGTCCTCATTTATGAAACCCTCACAAATAACATTAATGCGCCATAATTGAATGGATAATAAGTTTTCTCCATGGTTCTATAAGTCACAGTCGCCCCTACTTGATACAAATTGTTTCCGGGATCTGTGGGGTTTAACCAAGCATAACCTTGGTTGTTGGTAAACAATCTCAATGACGATCCTGCAAAAGTCTGCCCCGCATTGTAACTGCCTTGACCGAGATATGCGCGTCTATATGTCCCTATTTGGTTTAAACCTGTATTAGTCGGACCTGCGGGGCCAGTCGGTCCTGTTGGACCAGTAGCGCCAGTTGGGCCAGTTGGGCCAGTTGGGCCAGTAGCACCGTTTGCTCCGGCAGGGCCAGTTGGACCTGTTGGACCAACCAGTGCCGCATTTGCGATTGTAGCCTTACGAACAGCACCAACTGATACGTCATAGACGTTGATCAGGTCTGTCGATTGGATGCTTGTCTCAGCAGTATTGCCATTGATTAAAGCAACATTGGCAACATCGCTAACGCCCTTGATAGTTGAATCAAGCGTATCCAAGTTGCTGTTAAGTTTTGTTCCCCAAGTATCCTCTGATGCACCGACTTCTGGTTTAGTCAGAGAGTAGTTGGTAGTCGTTGTATCAGCCATGAGTTACTCCTCTATGCGGCAATATCTGACCAAGTAATTGATGTCTCAGGTATTGTACTCCAAGACTGCGCCCCTGCGCTAATAGGCTCCCACTTCTCTCGCCCGATAGCGGCAAAGCCTGATGTAACCGATTTAATTGCTGTGGCATTACGCTTCCGAATGCGTACTACATACTGCATCAGCCTGCCCATCAGACTCTCTCACCCGAGTTGAGTCGGAAGTTGTGCTTGCAGATGCTGTTACCGCAGCCGATCCACTTTGTACTCGCTCACCAGTCGCTGTAGAAGCCGCAGATGTTGCTGAGACAATCGTCTGCAAGTCTGCTGAGTCATATACGTTGTAACCGTATGCACCAGAGCCATATGAGAACTTGTCTGATTCTTTCAGTACAAACTGTTCTGCGACTGACGCAGTGGACGCTGTAACGCTCGATAGACCACTTGCCACAAACGTGGCTGTCGATAACGCTGACCCAGTAGTAGTTGCTGATGGATTAGCGTCACCTTCTCTGACACGGGTTGCACCGCAAGAGGACGTTGACGATGCACTTACCGTGGCATCTACATTGGCAGTGAAGCCACCAATCGATGCGACAGTTGCGTTCGATGATACAAGTGATCCACTTGAGACAATGCGAATGCATGATGCCGATGCAGAGGATGATGATGTAGCCTCTGTAGGTAGGACAGCAGAGCCAAACCCGGCAGAGCCGAAAGCGCTCGTGCCGTAGCTGTAACTACTGCTGTCTACATATGCCATCTATTAGTCCAGAGTGATGTCGAGATCGCCCGCAGGAACGCGGAATACGTCACCAGTCTCAATTGTCTTTGAGCTAGTCAGTGCCGCATACGCAAGCATGTTTCCACCTGTGGATGCATCCCATACAGCAACGTGTGACACAGTGCCAAAGTTTGCAGTCGCAGTTGAGTATTCAACAGCCGCAGTGTTTGACGTTGTGTTGCCTGAAGTGGTGAAAGCAACTTCTTCACGCGCATACGCAGTACCTGAAGTTGATACCTCAGTGCCTGATCCATCTTCAGCAGGATCGGCAGTGTGAAGTGCCAAGTACAGTGTTGCAGGCGCAGTGTAAGCAGTTGCACCGAAAACGTGGTCCAAGACCTTTGTTTCCAAATAGTTTGAGAATGACATTATCCAAGTCCTCGTATGTTGAGTCTAATACCAGTGCCTGAGTTCTTCACGCGCTCAGACTGATTATTCAAGTTCTGTACCGCCGCGGCGTACATCTGCGCCCAGACAGCCAAACGTGCATCTTCCTGCAAGTATGGTGCTGAGTGACCTAGTGCGC